CAGACCTGGGAATTCACCCTCGATAGCTTTCCCGGCGGCGGCTTCTTCCTGCCCCTGCCGCCGCTGCTCTCGGTCCTGTCGATCGGCTATCATGACGCCAACGGCGTCTCTACGCCTCTCGACTCCAGCTTCTACGACGTAACGCTTGGTGGCGATGATCGCGCCTGGATCGCACCGCTCTACAACACCGCGTGGCCCAGCTCGGTCAGGCCCGGCCCAGGTGCGGTAGCGGTGCAGTTCCGCTGCGGCTGGCCTAACGGCGAGGCCGTACCCGAGTTGATCCGCATGTGGATCATTGGTCAGGCCGGGGCTTTCATGGCCCAGCCTGAGCTGATTAGCATGGGTGTGCAGCCCATGATGGTGCCATTCTACCAGTATCTGCTGACAAACTTGAGGGTCTATGCGTGAGAGCGGGCGCCTTGGATCGCGTGGTCAGCCTCCAGAAATGGACGGACAGCCGCACGCCAAGCGGCGGCGTCGTCCGCACCTGGACCGAGTTCGCGCGGGTATTCGCTGGCAAGCGCGACACGCTCGGTTCAGAGCGGGTGGCCGCCGGGGTCGAGCAGACCACAGCCGATTCCGTCTATCGCATCCGTTGGCGGCCGGACCTCACGACAACCACCCGGCTGATTTACAAAGAGAACGCCTGGGATGTGACCTCGATCGCCGAGCTGGGCGGCCGCGAGCGGTTTCTGGACCTCACTTGCAGGCGGGTGACGGTATGAAGCTACAACTGGGAGCGGGGTGATGGACCGACGCGCGCGCATCATCCTGATCGTCCTAGTCATCCTGCTGCTGTTCGGCGCACCGTATTATGGTTGGCATGCCGGCTGGGGCTTTGGCCCGGTCGGCGGCATCGGCGCGGTGCTGGTCGTCGTTTTGGTCCTGATGCTGGTGGGGGTAATCTGATGGACTTCCGGCCGCCCATCACGGTCGACCACCAGATCGCCATCATGCAGGCACTGCGCCGGGTCCTGATCATACTGGGCAGCAACACCGCCAGGGTTGAGATCGAGGCGCTGGAAAAGGCCGTGATCGATCTGGCCGCCGCCCACATCGCCAAGCCCTTTCTCGATACCATCCAGGACAACCGAGCAGGAGACCATTGATGGCCAAGAAGCAGAGCGACGACGAGACGGTGCAGGCACTCACGGCAGGCGAGGTGGCGCTCAATCTCGACGAGTGGAAGGGCGGCGAGCGCAGCGGCCAGGGCGAGTGGACGTTCCGCTTCGGCGACGGCAAGGAGAAGCGGACCTATAAGAGCGATTATGCCTTCGCGCAGGCGCAGGCTAGGGCCGAGGCCGCTCGCGACGGCTTCGACGAGATCACCCTGGAGGCCAGCTCCAAGCCGGACCAGCCTGCCGAGTCCGCATGAAGCTGACGTTCAAGATCACCGGCGCGCGCGAGCTGAACAGCATGCTCCAGCAACTGCCGCCGTATGTGGCGCGGCAGGTTGCCGGCAACGCCCTGCGCGCGGGCGCGCGCGTGATCCAGGCCGACGCCAAGCGCCGCGCGCCGGTCGGGCCGGACTATGAGTTCCGCTTCAAGGACTATGCCGAGCCCGCCGTCCAGACCAAGGGAGCCACCCCCGGCCAGTTGCGCAATGCCATCCGAGTGCGCACCGACCCCTTCAAGGGCGGCACCATCCGCAAGGTGGTGGTGGTCGTGTCCAACAAACGGGCCGGTATCAACCCGCACTGGATCGAGTACGGCACGGCGGCGACCCGCACCGCCAAGACCCCGGGCGGCCTGATGACCTTCGTCATCGACGGCAAGCTGATCCGCAAGCGGTCGGTCAAGGGCATCAAGGCTGATCCGTTCATGCGCCCGGCTGCCGACACCCAATGGCAGGAGGCGGTCAACGTCATCGGCCGCGAGATCGGCAAGGGCATCGAGTCGGCCGCGATCCGCCTGGGATCCACCCGGTGAGCCTGGAATCGGTGCTCTACAGCCGCATGACGGGCTGGGCGCCTTTGACCGCTCTGGTCGACGACCGCATCTACCGGATACGCGCGCCGCAGCCGGTGATCGTGCCGTTTGTCACCCACGAGCGCATCTCAGCCGATCGCTTCGCCGCGATGGAGGCGAGCCCCGACACGCCCAGGCCGGAGGAGCCGCTCAATACCCGGATTCAGATCGACTGCTGGGCGGCCAGCGACGACGACGTGCGCGAGATCGCCCACGCGGTCATCGGCGCTTTCGAGAGCTGGCTGGACCCCGGCTCGAACCCGGAGATATTCGGCGCCGAGATCGAGAACGACCAGGACAAGTACGACGCCGACGCGGACCTGTACCGGGCGATCATCGACGTCATGATCAGCCACCGCCAGGGATAGTCTGGCAGACCGCCAGGGATAGTCTGGCAGACCGCCAGAAATCGGCTGCGGCTGCCTTGGCAGGGCGGCTAGTGCGCTGCCCATGGCCACGAAGCAAATCATGCGCAACGCGGCGATCTGGCTGGATGCGTTCGACCTCCAGCGCGGATCGAATCGGATCGACATCGAAGGCACGACCGATGCCGTCGACGCCACCTGCTTCGCTGACACCAGCCGGGTAAAGCTGCTTGACACGCCCGAAGCGGCGATATCGGCGTCCGGCTATACCGACATGAGCTTCGAGCAGGGTCTTTACGACCTGTGGGGCGATCAGGGCGTTGCGATCACCGCTGCCACCAAGAAGCTGGCCGGCGAGCTGGCGTTCGTTGCCGATGTTAACAACGCCCGCTTCAATCTCGGCGCGGCGCGCGGCGCGGTCCAGACCTTCACTTTGGCGACATCAACCGGGGTTGGCGGCTTCGGGCGTGGCAAGATTCTGCATGTCGGCTCTGGTGTCTCGGCTACCGGCAACGGTACGGTCCAGACGATCGGCGACATCACGGCCGGTTTCCGCGCGATTGGCTCCTTGCACGTAACCGCCCTATCCGGCACCGCCTCGCCGACCATCACCGTGCGGATCGAGAGCGCTGCGGTTATCGGCTTCGGCACCCCGACCACGCGCGCGACCTTCACCGCCGTCGTCGGCTCGGGCACCCCGCCTTTTGCCGGCAAGGGTGAGACCAAGGCCATCGCCGGCCCGGTCACCGACACCTTTTGGCGCGCGGCCTGGACGATCACCGGCACTAGCCCGCTGTTCGATTTCGCGGTCGGCCTGGGCTTCGAGGAGGGATACTAAGTGGCCAAGCTCATCATCAAGAACGCCCGCGTCGAGTTCAACGCGGTCGTCCTCGGCAATGTCGTGACCTCGGTCGAGATCAACGGCGATGCTGAGGTGCAGGACGCCACCGGCATGGGCGACACGTCCAGGGTCAAGCTGCTGGGCTTCACCAATTGGACTGCCACCGTGAACTTCCAGGACGACTTCGCAGCCGCCGGCTTCAACAAGGCGAGATTTGACGCATGGCTGGCTGCCATCGAGGTGCCGCTCAAGGTCCGCTTGAGCACGGCGACCACCTCGCCTACCAATCCCGAGTATCAGGGCAACGTGCTGCTCACCCGCGCGCCACTGTTCAATGCGGCTATCGGCGCGATCTCGGGCGGCAGCATCACCCTGGAGGGTAGCGGGACGCTGACCCGCGCGGTGGCGTAAGGGTCGAAGGGGCACGAATGGCGAAGGGCAACGGCAGCAACGGCAGCACCAGCGGCCATCTGCGTGAGCTGATCCTCGGAATCGGCCGCGGTCCACCCGAGCCGGTTGAAAACCTGACGCTGGGCGGGGAGCAGGTCTACATCCGGTCGATGACCGGCGCCGAGCGCGATGAGATGGAGCAGGCGATTGCGGCGCAGGGCACGGGCGACGCGGCGCGCGGCGGCTGGCGTGGGCGCGTCCTGGCCGGCCAGCTCTGCGACAGCACGGGCGAGAGGCTGTTCACCTTTGCCGACTCCGACGAGTTGAACCAGCTCGACAGCCAGTTCACGGACAAGATCATCGACGCGGCCATGAAGTTTAACCGCTTCGGCCAGCAGGGCGTTGAGGAAGCGGAAAAAAACTCCGAGCCCGCCCAGAACTCGTCTTCTACTTCCGACTCGCCGAGCGCCTCCACAGAACCGTAGGCGAGCTGCTGGACTCCATCACGTCGGTCGAGCTGACGATGTGGATCGCGCTGGCCCGGATCGACTACGAGGACGAGCAGCAGCGGCGCGAGGATTCCGAGCTGGACCGCATGGCTGAGGAGTCGATGGCCGACTACCGCGCCACTAGGCGAAGATAGAAACCGGCAGTTTGCCAAAAACCGGCTGCTGAGCGGCTGACGCCACCCTAGGGCTGGCCCGCCATGGTCCAAGCAGCCAACGTCAAGGTCGGCCTCGAACTCGACAGCGGATCGTTCGAGAGCTCTGCTGCTCGCGCGCGCCGGGTGTTCGGCCAGCAGATGCAGGGTATCCAGCAGGATACCGCCAAGACCGCCGATGCGATGGGCCAACTGACCCGCGCGGTCAATATCCTGGCCGCCGGGGCTAGCGTCAGGTTCGGCGTCCAGGGCATCGCCGACTTGGGCAAGGCGCTGGTTATGGCCGGCGACTCTGCCAACCAGATGCGGGCCAAGCTGGAAGCGTCAGTTGGCGGCGGCCGCGCCGCCTTCGATCAAGCGCGCGAGGCTGCTAACAAGCTTGGCCTGAGCACCGACGCGGTCGCAGGCACGATGGCGCGGCTCGGCTTCGCGACGCAGGGCCTCGGCATAACCAAGGAGCAGTTACTCGCGATCACCGAGACCATGGGCCGGCTCGGCGCGATTGCCGGCTCGTCGACGGCCGAGATCAATTCCGGCCTGCAGCAGCTCAGCCAGGGCCTGTCCAAGGGTCGCCTGGATGGCGACGAGCTGCGGTCGGTTCTGGAGAACATTCCAGGCTCGCTGCGCCTGCTGGCGCAGGCTCTGGACGTGCCGATCGGCAAGGTCCGCGACATGGGCGCGGAAGGCAAGATTACCACCGACGTTATGATCAAAGCTTTCTCGGATGCTGGCGGCGAAATCCGCGAGAT